CTACACGAACCCCTTTGCAGATGTTTATGATTGGACTGAAGAAAACTATGACAAGACAGAAAATCAAATTTCTCTTGGTGTGTCATCAAAAGATACGGGCTACCAAGCAGGCTTTTTAGGTTACTTTAAATCCTTTGCAAACATAATTGAGATCCAACATGCTTACGAACAAGAACATCTTGTTTCGGCGACAGAGTTCCGCGAAGCCCTAGCAGAAGGGAAATCAATCAAAAAATTTATTCCTGATCACATTGAAGAAGAAGAAATAATTAAAATTTTTTCTTGACAAATCCTCTCAACGTGTTACATTATAATTGAGAGGACAACATGGATAATAAACTTAAAATCATAACCGATATTCTTGGTTCGTATCGCCGTGCAGGCGATGAGCATTTATATCACTGCCCGTTTTGCAAACACCATAAGAAAAAGATGTCGGTCAATTTTTCGATCAACTCTTACAAATGTTGGGTTTGCGATGCTCGAGGCAAAAACATTTACCGACTTGTAAGAAAGTTTGGCAACTATCAACAAAGACAAAAATACTTAGAATTACAAGGAAGACTTGATCTGACAGAGTTTGAAGATATCTTTAAAGAAATTAACGATATTGAAACAATTCAAAAAATTGACTTACCTTTGGAATTTATCTCACTATGTAATAAACATTTACCATTACATTCTCAGGCTCCCATAGAATATTTGAGATCTAGAGGAATATCTCAATCTGAGATATTAAAATGGAAAATAGGGTATTGCAAAGAGGGACGCTACAGTGGAAGAATTATTATCCCGTCTATCAACAACGATGGGGATTGCGATTATTTTATTGCCCGTTCTTATGTTGGGCATAAGCGTAGGTACCTTAATCCTCCATGCGGTAGAGACATTATCTTCAATTCTCTTATGGTTGACTGGGATGAACCTGTGGTATTGGTTGAAGGTGTTTTTGATGCTATCGTTGTTGGAGATAATGCTATACCTATCTTGGGGTCAACCTTACGGGAAGGTTCTAGACTTTTTCAAGCACTAGCAATACACGACACACCAACATATGTAGCCTTGGATTCTGACGCTGATAAAAAAGCACAATGGATCATAAGATCATTAATGAAGTACGATTTAGATGTTAAAAAAATAAATCTCGAGCACTACGAAGATATTGGTTCGATGTCTCGAGAAGTATTTTTAGAAAAACTAAATTTAGCCGAGGAAATAGATAGCGACATCTATTTTCTAGAAAAACAATTAAAAAGTATCTAGGAGGATAAATGACTACTTTTGCACACATTTCAGACACCCATATTAGAAACGTTAAATACCATGAAGAATACAGAAAGGTATTTAAGGATATTTACGAAAGATTAGAAAATGATAAACCAGATTATATTATTCATACTGGTGATATCGCCCACACAAAGACACAACTATCTCCTGAATATTTTGAACTTTGCGCGGAGTTTCTTAAAAATTTAGCAGACATTGCACCAACATATATTATTTTAGGTAATCATGATGGTAATTTAAAAAATGAAAACCGGCAAGATGCCATTACACCAATCATAGAGGCATTACAACATCCAGACCTACACCTTTTAAAAGATTCAGGCGAGACCCAATTGACAGACTCGATCTGCCTAAATGTCCTCTCTGTGTTTGATCGGGACAATTGGGTAACTCCCTCTGATAAATCCATGGTAAACATTGCGCTTTACCATGGTGCTATCATGGGGTGTGAAATTAATGAGGAGTGGAATCTTGAGAATGGTGAAGATGACATTAACATATTTACCAATTTTGATTACGCCATGTTGGGTGACATACATAAAACACAAAAGTTAGACCCTGATGGTCGAGTTTGGTATGCTGGGTCCACTGTCCAGCAAAACTTTGGCGAATCTTTACTGAAGGGTTATCTCTTATGGGACATACGAGACAAGGATAATTTTAATGTAGAGAAACGTTTGTTTATGTCTCCTCGTCCTTTTTACACCATTGAGATCAATCAAGATGGTACCCTGCCAAAAGTTGACGTACCGAAGAACTCTAGACTACGCTTAGTTTCAAACTACAACTTGCCATTAGTAAAACTTAGGAGAGCATGCGACTATGCTAATGCTAAGTGGAATCCGTATTCAATTAATTTCGTGAATAGGGCTGGATATTCAGAATCCTCAACGGTTCAGCATGACGGCAAAATAATAAATATGAGAGATCAAAATACTCAAGAAAAATATATTAAATCTTTCTTGTCTGATAAGGAGATTTCTAGTGACGTATTAGAAAGAGTATTGGAACTTAATCGTGAGTATTCCAAGCAGATAAAAAGCGCTGATGATGTTTCTAGAAATATTGTTTGGAAACTTCGTAAAATGAAATGGAACAATCTATTTAACTACGGCGAAAATAATGAAATCGATTTCGATAAGTTAAATGGTCTTGTTGGAATCTTCGGTAAAAACTATTCTGGAAAGTCAAGTATCATTGATGCGGCTTTGTTTGGTTTGTTCAATACAACGTCAAAAGGAGAGAGAAAAAATGTGCACATCGTTAATCAAAATAGAGAGAAGGCTAAGTGTCAACTTGAGATCGGAGTCGGTGATGATACCTACAAGATCACGAGGAATCTCGAAATATACCAAAAAAAGTTAAGGGGCAAAGAAACAAAAGAAGTAAAGACTGAATTGGATTTTACTCGATGGGCTCTTAGTCAGCATCCAGAAAGTAAAAATGGCACTACTCGAAATGAAACTGATGAAGTTATTCGGAAGACATTTGGAAACTACAATGATTTTATGATTACTTCTATGGCCTCTCAAATGGATGCGTTTGGTTTTATCAACGAGGGATCTACAAAACGTAAGGAAATTCTCGCTAAATTTCTTGATCTTAAGATGTTTGAGGAAAAGCATAAGTTAGCCAAGAAAGACTCAGCAGAAAAGAAAGGCGTAATTAAGCATCTTAATTCTACTGATTGGAGAAAGAAACTACAATGGAATCAAGAAGCACTATCAGAAATCTTAGAGGATATTGCAAAACAAACTGATTTGTGTGACAAACACAATGCTAGGGCCAATAATCTTTTAATTGAACAAAGATCAATAGAGGCTCAAATTTCTTCTGTTGGAACAGAATCAATTGACATAAGAGTTCTCGAAACAGACCTCAAGAAGAAGCAAAAACAAGCCGACAAAGCATCACAAGTTATTAAGAAGGGTCTAGATAGGTTAAGTGCCCAAGAAGGCTTACAGAAGCAATTACGGCCTTTTATTGAGGGCTTTGATGTTAAGTCGAGGGAATCTCAAGTTGAAAAACACAAGGGTCTTTTAAAAGATATTTCAATTATAGAAAGGAACATTCGTTCAACCAAGATGGAAATAGCCAATTATCAAAACAAAATTGACTTGCTCCATGACCATGAATATGATCCAGACTGTGAATACTGCTCCAACAACCAGTTTGTCAAAGAAGCAGAGGAAGCAAAAACTTTAATCGAACAATCAAAAGAAACCCTAAAACGTTTCGAGTATGATTTGGAATTAACCAATGATAAAAAAGGTGCAATTAATATCGTTTATCTTGAAGCAGAGTTAAAAGATTACGAACTAAAAACCAGAGAGGTAAAAACAAATGAAGTTAAGATCAAAAGTATCAAGTCGGAAATCTCGGCAAACAAGAGTAAGAAGGCTCTTGCGGAAAAAGAGATCGAAGAGATCGAAAAGAAGATCGAGCATTACTACGAGAACCAAGAAGCGTATGACAACTTGGAATCTCTGCAGAGGGATCTCAAAGCAATCAAGTTAACTATAGCGATGAAAATGAATGATCTCGAAAAATGTAATAAAAAGATTATGAAACTCATGTCCGAAGAAGGATCCACTCGTCGCTTGATAGAAGAGGCTAAAGAACATATCAAGCAAATTGATGATGCTGAAAAAGAATTTATTGCCTATGATCTGTATATACAGGCTATGCATGCAAATGGAGTATCATATCAAGTCATAAGATCTATGCTTCCGATAATCAACAAGGAGATTTCTTCTGTTTTAAATACTATTGTTGACTTTGAAGTCTTCTTTGATAATGTCGATAATAAACTAGAAATCTACATCAAGCATCCAAAATATGATCCTCGGCCACTGTCTATGGGATCTGGTGCTGAGAAGACAATAGCATCAATGGCGATACGACTTGCTTTAATATCAATCACTAATTTACCAAAAAGCGAACTATTTATACTTGACGAACCAGCAACCGCATTAGACCAAGATCACATGGAAGGTTTTATCAGACTCTTGCAAATGATTAAGGGACAATTCAAAACGGTTCTATTAATTTCCCATCTTGAATCCCTCAAAGATATTGTCGATATGACAATTGATATTCAAAAAACAGATGGCTTTGCAAAGGTAAAAATATAATGGATGAAGAAAAAAAAGTAATGATACAAAACGAATTGTACATTAAAAACAAAGAGAAAGGAATCCTAGATTCCGTTCAAGAAAAAATTGCAAGTCGTAAATTACTTGTTTTTCTGACAGCGACCGCTCTTATGCTCTGGGCAGGACTAGATCCTGACATCTGGGGCATGATAGCGGTTTGCTACATTGGAGGTCAATCTGTTATTGACTTCGCTAAATCATGGAAACACGGAGGATAATAAAATGATAAAAGAACATAAATGTTGTGGGGATTGTTGCCCTTGCTGTACTTGCCCTACTTGCGAGCAATAAAAAATGCGACTGACAAAAAAACAACTTGAAAGTGTTATTGTAGAAGTTCTAAACGAGACAGAGGAAATGATGTCTGTTGATTCTGCTGAGATGTTTGTTCGTAATATGCGACCAGAGAATATTTTTAACACAATAAGTTACACACCCGGATCTCCGTATTATCAGTTTGACCAAATCCAAAAAGCGATGGATTTACCAAGACATCCTAATACAGTCAAAGAAGAAATTGCAGCAATGCATAAACTACTAGATTCAGACCAAATTAAAGACGAAATGAGACAACAACTTGAAAAGGTCTTGCTTGCCTTAATGATGAGGCCGGAATAATGATTACTTGGGCTAAAATAAAATTATGGTGCTATCATAACTGGAGGATTCTGGTTATTACAGGCGCTATTATTTTAGCCTATGTCCTTGGGGGTAAGAAAGTGAAAGCCCTTGAGACACAACTTCAAATGGCACGAGATCTCTACAAAAAAGAGATCGATGCCGTTGAAAACGCGTCCGACAAAAAAACAGAAATGATGACGGTCGCAAACTTAAAATATCAACGAGCCCTAGAAATCGCACACAAAACTGCCATGGAGTCTAACGACCATGCTGAATTGATCAAAGCAGAAAGAGTGCGCAGACTTATTGAAACGAATAAAGACAATCCAAATGAGATTGATCGCATTCTTGCTAATGAATTTGGCATCCTTGTTATGGATCCAAAGGATAAGCCGTAATGCTACTATTTTTGCTTTCTACAGCGCTAGCAGAACCTTTGATGGTTCACCTTGACGCAGGTGAAACAGCACCCTTTGACGGCCGCCTAATGAATGATGAGGCAGTGGCCAACATCATTGCTGGTCGGGAAATGTCGATGGAACAGTGCGAGATCCAAAAAGAACTTGCTATTTCATTGACAAAAGCAGACTTACAATTAGAAATAGACTATTTAAATGCAGAGTTGGAAACAGAAACAGAAAAGAACGCAACTCTATTGGAACTTCGAGATCAAGAGATTTCATCGCTCCGAAAAGAAATAAAGCCAAATAAAACCATGTGGGCTTTCTTCGGAGGCTTTTTGCTTGCAACAGGAACATCACTAGGAACATATTACGCCGTGAGGGAAATCGATGCGAATAACTAAAGAACAACTAAAACAAATTATTAAAGAAGAACTTGAGAATGTTATACAAGAGGAAGAACAAAGTATCACAGGTCTTCCGATTGAAAAGGATGTAATGGAAATTTTCAGAGACGGAATTGATCCGCAAGCAGCAGCAGAGAAATTAGCCATTATGTATTCTTACGAAGATTTTCTAAAATACAAAGAAGCATTTGAGTTTGGGGATTGGAGAGGCCCTGCTATGAACGCTCTCAACAATTTCAATTATGAAGTCCTACCAATTATGATGAGACTAGGTTGAGGTATTAATGAGTGAAAAAGACCCAAACTATGCTGTGAAAGTGGAGCAGGCAATAGCAAAGAAATACGGAAAAGAAGCGGTTGTAAATCCTAAATCGAGATGGGATGATGAAAAAGAAAAAGAGTACTTGCAACAACTTAAAGAAACTTACTCACCAGATGCAGACACAGAAGATTTAGACAAAGAAGAGATCTTTGGCGTTTTTATCCCAAAGAAACTACTTAAAGAAGAGTCGAATCGCTCTTGTTCTACTTGCAACACATACTCTTTTAAATCTAAAGACGATGTCTACATGACAAAGTTTGGTTGTTGTTGGAATTGTTACGTGCAACATGTTCAAGGTCGAGAAAAAAGGTGGAAAAACGGATGGAGACCAAATAAATGAGTTCAACAACATTAGAGATTATTCAAGGACTGGCACAAGCAGCATCTAATGCTTATGATGGCGCACACGATGAAAGATTCAGTTTAGACGGACAAGTTCGTAAAGTTGGTCTATCACGTGAAGAAGGATGCCCAATTGTAGATAAAAGAGTTAATGATGGTTTTTCTGTTAAATTTTATGGCAATCACATCTGCATTAATTATCAAAGCGACACAAGATTAAAAGATGTTCAGGATCCAAAGTATGAACAAGAATTAGAAAGAATGTTAAATCAAGTAAAGAAATTTTTACAAAAAGAATACAAATCTATTACCGGTAATTCTGTTACGCTTACAAAGAAAGGTGAACCAACCATTCTAGTACAAACAACTTCTCGTGTGCGTACTTTTGTTCAGGCTTATCAGCACTACTCTATTTCCGGTATCAAAGGCGAAGAACCTTATGAACCAAGCGTTAGAGACATTACGCGTAAATTTTTGGAACAAAATTCCAACAAAAGACCAAAAAATGATACTCGCAAAAAAGGAAGTAACCAAAAATGAAAATAACTAAACAACAATTAAAAAAAATTATTAAAGAAGAACTAGATTCGGTCCTTGAAGTAAGAGGCGCTGTATCCGATGAAGATAAGAAATGGATCAGATCCGATATGGGATTTGGGTTTAGTTACAATTTATTTAAAATAAATTTAGATGAAGTAGATCCACAAGATGAAAGGTTTCAGCAGGCTATAATGGATATCTTAAAAGCAACCAAGGACGGTCATTTGAAATGGTGGTATGATATGAGAGGAACTGATGGTCAAAGATTCTATGGTATGATTAAAAACCCAAGACAAATTGGTAAAGGTATGATGCCTAAGTTGAAAGTTTATTTGAATTTACTGCTGGATGATATGGAAGCAGCAGCGTACAATTAATTATCTTAAGAGGCTAAATGGCTTTTAAACTTTCAAAACAAGAAATTGTTAAGGAGATTGTGAAGTGCGGGAAGGATCCACAATTCTTCATCGATAACTATTGTCGCATATCTCATCCACTAAAAGGACTTATTCCCTTCAAAACTTTTGATTATCAAAAAGATCTTCTGAAAGACTTTAATGATTATCGATTCAATATTATACTGAAAGCCAGACAATTAGGTATCTCTACAATCTCAGCGGGATACATTGTCTGGTTTATGCTTTTCCACCGAGACAAGAACATTCTTGTTATTGCGACGAAATTTCAAACAGCAGCAAACTTGGTAAAAAAGGTAAAAGCAATCATGAAGCACCTTCCGGATTGGATCAAGATTGCCAAGATTATTACGGATAACAAAACTTCATTCGAATTATCAAACGGCTCTCAAATTAAAGCCGGAACCACTTCTGGAGACGCGGGTCGTTCGGAAGCATTGTCACTGCTCGTCATAGACGAGGCAGCACACGTAGAAGGCCTTGAAGAGTTGTGGACGGGTCTTTACCCTACTTTGTCTACTGGAGGCCGCTGCATAGCCTTATCGACCCCTAATGGGGTAGGAAACTGGTTCCATAAGACATACGCAGATGCAGATTCAGGTGAGAACGATTTTCATCCTATTATTTTACCTTGGGACGTACACCCAGAACGTGATCAAACTTGGTTTGAAAAAGAGACAAAAAATATGTCTCGTAGACAAATCGCGCAAGAATTAGAATGTAACTTCAATACTTCCGGAGATACAGTGATTCATTCTGATGATATGCAATGGTTATTTGAGAATCTTAAAGATCCAATTTACAGAACAGGTCACGACAGAAATTTTTGGATCTGGGAGACATATCATGAGCAGGCAGCATATGTTCTTGTGGCTGACGTTGCCCGTGGAGATGGTGCGGATTTTTCTGTGTTTCATGTTTTGCGACTTGATACAATGCAAATAGTAGCAGAATACCAAGGTAAACCTAATTTAGATTTGTACGCCAATATTCTTAATGATGCTGGTAGAGAATATGGCAATTGCCTATTGGTTGTTGAAAATAATGGTATCGGCATATCAGTTCTGGAAAAATTAAAAGATTTAGAATACCCAAAACTTTATTACTCAATTAAGTCTTCTCATGAATACATCGAATCATACTTGGGAGAAAATGATAACAAAGCAGTCATGGGATTCACAACAAGCACTAAGACTAGGCCCCTAATTGTTGCAAAATTAGAGGAGTACATTAGAAACAAACTAATTACTCTACATTCTAACAGATTGTTTCATGAAATGAAAACTTTTATTTGGTACAATGGGAAACCACAAGCCATGCGTTCTTACAATGATGATTTGGTTATGTCTTTAGCAATTGCTTGCTGGGTAAGAGATACAGCCTTATCTGAAAAGCAAAGGGACATGGAGTACAAAAAAGCAATGATCGGAGGCTTAATGAAATCCACAACTACAATGAACACACAGATTAAAGGACAAGATGGATACGCTAAAAGTTTTAACGAAAAACATGAGGATGAAATAAAAAAAGCAAAAGAATTTTTTTGGATATACAAAGGATAAAAAATGGCACGTAATGATAGGAACCCAAACAACAATGAATCAACATTATTCAAGTCTTTAACTAGACTTTTCTCTGGTCCGATAGTTCAAAGAAGAACACAGTCTGGTCGTCAATTAAGACGAAGACATTTAGACATATATTCGAAAAGGTTTAAATCTGCCACTGGTAAACAGTTTAAAAAGTCAGAATACAATCCAATGAATGTTACCACGCTTAATATGATCTCAAATAGAAATAGATCAGAGCGTTATGTGGATTTTGATCAAATGGAATACACACCAGAGATCGCTTCATCATTAGATATTTACGCTGATGAGATGACCACTCATTCTAATCTTAGTCCCATGCTTCAGATTAAGTGTCCAAACGATGAAATCAAATATGTTTTACATTCTCTTTTTTACAATATTATGAATATTGAGCACAATTTGTTCGGTTGGGCTAGGACAATGTGTAAGTATGGTGATTTATTTCTTTATTTAGATATTGATGAAGGTCTAGGTATTCGGAATTGTATTGGCTTACCTCCAAATGAAATTGAAAGATTGGAAGGTGAGGACCCAACTAACCCAAACTACATACAGTTTCAATGGAACAGTGGTGGTTTGACTTTGGAAAACTGGCAGATAGCACACTTTAGGATTTTAGGTCACGATAAGCATGCACCGTACGGGACCAGCGCTCTTGAGCCGGCTAGAAGAATTTGGAGACAGTTGACTCTTTTAGAAGATGCAATGATGGCATACCGTATTGTTAGGGCTACTGATAGAAGAATTTTTAAAATTGATGTCGGAGGCATCGCACCACAAGATGTCGAGCAATACATGCAAAAAGTCATGACACAAATGAAACGCCACCAAGTTGTTGATCCAACAAGCGGCAGAGTGGACCTTCGTTACAATCCCTTATCTATTGAGGAAGATTATTTTATTCCAATTAGAGGTGGAACATCTACCACTGATATCTCAAATCTTCCTGCGGGAACCTTCACTGCTCAAATTGAAGATGTTAAGTATCTTCGCGATAAGTTATTCTCAGCACTTAAAGTCCCGCAATCTTATTTATCTATGGGAGAAGGTGCAACAGAAGATAAAACTACGTTAGCACAGAAAGATATCAGGTTTGCCAGAACCATACAGAGATTACAAAGAGTTGTTATCTCAGAACTTGAAAAAATTGGAATTATCCATTTGTACACGTTGGGATACCGTGGAGATGATTTGGTTAGTTTCAAATTATCACTTAACAATCCCAGTAAGATTGCTGAGATGCAAGAACTCGAACACTGGAAGACTAAATTTGATATTGCCGGCGCAGCAACAGAGGGATACTTTTCTAGACGTTGGGTAGCCGAAAATCTTTTAGGTGTTTCTGATGATGAATTTGTTAGGATGCAAAGAGAAATGTACTCCGATAAGAAGTTTATGGCTAGTCTAGAGGCTGCTTCACAACCACCAGAAGAAGGTGCAGCACCCGGTGGTGATCTAGGTGGTGATCTAGGTGGTGATCTTGGGGGGGATCTAGGCGGTGATCTAGGTGGTGATCTTGGTGATCTTGGAGGT